CTACTGGCATTGGATATGGGAATGGAACATAAGTCTCAACTGGTTGTACTGCGTAGATAAAAACTGATTGATTTCTACTACTATTTAATGGACCTAAGGAAGGACCACCACGGCCATATCCAGGACTTGCCACTGGTGCCACATTTTTCCCACCTTGTGCTTTTGCTTGTGGGTTTATTATTTTTTCTGGATTTAGTGGACCAGAATCAAGATGTCCAATTATGTATTTTCTTCCGTCGGGACCAACAATTATTAGAGAATTTCCATATCCACTATTATATCCTTGATCATACTCCAAAAACTTTATTCCGCCTTGCAATTTAATTGGAGCACCAGATCTAATTGGATAATCAAATCCACCATGATTTCTACCTGCATATAGTCCATCACCCATTTCATATGAAGATAATGGTCTGCCATCAACAATAATGTTTGATAGAATATTATTTGGTATCTCACCATGAGAACCACTGTATCCATCACCAGTTTCTATATGGATGTGTGGTCCAGTAGATTTTCCAGTGCTTCCAACATGTCCAACTATTTCATCGGTAATAACTCCCGAAGTGGATAATGGTGAATTAGAACCACGAGAACCAGGACCGGGACCAGGACCAGGACCAGGACCTGGAGAAGTAGGAGAAGTTGTTGTAATTCCAGATCTAAGTCCTCTATCCTTTTTCAGAACATCAGCATATAATAATATATTCTTCTCGTGTTCTTTTGTAACATCAATAATTTTATCAACTGCTATTGGAAAATTGGTAAATCCACTATTTGCATCTCTTTGAGCTTTCTTACCCTCCGGTGATTGACGACTTTTTTGTGGTTGATATGCTTGTCTTTCCGAAAGTTTTTCAGGAGTGCTTTTTACTGTTCCACCACGATTAAATGATTGTACTGGGTTTTTTGCCGTTATTGGTTGAGTTGACTCTGGTTTTTGTGTATCTGAAGGTTCTTTGGGTTCTTTGGGTTCTTTGGGTGTAACTGTCCTATCAGGTTCTGATTGAGGAGATTCGATAGATTGCTCCGGTTCATTATCTTCTACACTCTGCCCCAAAAGTTTTTCAAGATTAATTATATCTCTCTCAGCACGATCCGCATTTTTTATATCTTCATCAATTATTTTATTAGTTTCATCGGCATCTTTTTTAATTTTATCTTGTTCGGATTTAGGAAACAATCCCACAAACTGTGCGAGTTGTAAAATGCCATTTCCTATAAATCCTAAAACATTACCAACACCCTTTATAAAATCACTATTGAAAAAATCTTCTACCTGTTTAAGAATAATAGGAAGATTTTGAATCAGTATGCCAGCGGCAATTAATCCAAAAAATTCCAAAATTCGATCAAAAATACCCTTTACTGGAGAAGTAATTGTGCTCGCAATTTTGGAAAATCCAGATCCTATACCAAGATTTTTACTTTCTAATCTACCTTCTTCTTCTCTTAATGTTCTTTTTTTATCTAATCTCGAAAATAAATTAGTTTTATCCTTTTCTATTTTCTTTAATTCTTTATTATTAGAAAATAAAGAATTTTTTATATTGGTGACATTAAGTTTGAGTTTTTCTACTTGTTGTTCCATTGTTTATCTCCTTATACCATAATACCATAAAGTTCTGGTACAAATAACATCCAAGGATTTGCAACATTAGATGAAGGTACAGATTCAACACCAGTTGCAGGACTCTGCATTTGTGGAATTTGTGGTGGTTTTGATCTCTGTGGGGGCATCATCATTGGCAAGAAAGTCATTCCACCACCAGATGAAGATGGAGGTGTCATATTAACAGAAGCAATTTTTGGTTGTTTGGAAGTAACATCTTTAGAAGAAAATCCACCTCTACCAGTCAATCTAAATGCCGAACCTCCTCCACCAATTCCACCAGTTCCAGAAGATATTTTTTCAGTCTTTAGATTTCTTAAGTAATTATCATGATCCTCTAAAGTATCGGCAAATTCTTTCTGAACATCTTCTTGATACTTGGAAACCATCATAAGTTTATTAATTCCCATCGTAAATAGTTCCCATAATCTTCCGGCATTATCATTAATATCTTTCAGAAGTGGTCTGAATAACATCGCAGATGCTGTTCTTATAACTTCTTCTCCTGGAGCAAGCCTTGCGGATACAGTATCAACATTACCAGATCCTCTTCCAGGAACTGTCATTCCGTTTGATGCGAATATTGGACTTCCAGGAACTGTTCCACCACGATTAAATTTGGCAGGATCTACACTATCAGGATCAACTTTTCCTGTTTTTGTTGCATCTTTTTGTTGTTGTTCGGCAACACCTTTTGAACTACTGTTTCCGAAGAATAAGTCATAAAGTTGTCTGCCTGCCCAGTCACCGGCAAGACCACCAATAAATGTTCCAATTGGACCACCCAAGAATGTTCCAATCGCACCAAGAAGTGCGGCACCAATTGCACCAAATGCCGCTCTACCAATATTTTCACCCATAGCCACCGATAAGGCAAAATCAATCAGTGCTCCAACAATTGGAATTCTTTTTAAAATTGGTCTGGCAAACTTTAAAAGTGATTTGACTAATGTTTTCTTTCCTGGACCGGCACCAAGAACTTTAAGGAAATTTCTCCCGAACATTTTTCCCTTAACTTCAAGTCCTTGAAGTGTTCTATTAAATAGATTTTTTTGTCTTGTTATAACCTCTACATTTTCTTTTATGGCACCACCTGCCACATTAAATCTTCCAGGAACAACCCTTGATTGAATTTCTCTACCTACAGTAAGACCTCTTCTTTGACCTGCCGTATTTCTAAATAATCCTCCACCTCTCCTGGCAGTATCTGCACCAGCACCAGCACCAGCAGAGGTTGATGCAGCAGATCTAAGACCAAATAACTGTAAAATTCTGCCAGGAAGTCTCCATAAAAATCTTCCTATTCTAAATAATCTTCTTCCCCATTTAAATATCTTATATCCTAATAATCCAACTACCAGATAAGGAATTGTAGTCCCAATAAAATTAAAAATATCACCCAATAACTTTTGATTTTTTTTATCTGCTAACCAGGTAAAGGCAACATTTGTAATAATGCCAGTGAGTATTAAACCAAAAAATTCTTTTATTCTATCAAAAATTCCTTTAACTGGTGCGGCAACTTTGCTAATTGTTCCGGTGATTCCGCCACTAATTTTTTTAACTGCCTCTACAGATTTTTCTTTAGCAGAAAATTTTCTCTTTGATTCTGCTTTCCTTATATTTGCAATTTCTTTTTTTTCTTTTGCAATTCTAGAAGAATAGTCTAATAAAAGTTGTTCCTGTATTTCTACAAGAATTTTATTTGTTTCTACAAGAGTCTGTTCAAAAGGAGTTTTTTCTTTTCTTAGATGTTTTGGATCTACGTTAGAACCACTACGAATACTCCCATATCCCATTCCTTTCGGAACTTTTATTACTTCTGTAGAAATCTTTTCAACTATCTTTGGTTTTTCTTCTACGACATTTGTAATTGCTTCAATTCGTTCAATATCTTTAGGTTTTGTATTAAAGACTACCCTTGAAATATTACTAACATTTAACTTTGGTGCAGAAACACTGGCACCTCTACCAGTAAAAGAAGAGGAAGATATTTTATTACTTTTAATTGCTGGTGCCGTGAAAAGTTGGGAACTAAATTCCATTCTGTTGCTGCGCCTTTAGATTTTCTTCCTCAATATATTGTTCAAGTAAAGTGAGATAAATATCTTTCTCCCACGGAATCATATTTTCTAACTCTGTTAATGAATATTTATGGTGTTGCATCAAGGCAAAATTAACCTTATAGTATGACTCAAGATTAGTATGAGCCATACTCAACTGAAAAAACTTGCCAGTCCCTCCAGAACAACTTCAGATTCAACTCCAGTGTTTGGATTTTTGACCTTAATTTTATGAGAGAGTTTTGGCATCGTTGTAAAGAACTTTTCAATTTCCTTAAACTGCTTCGTATTCAGTTGTTCAACAAACTCATCAAGTTCTTTTTTGGTACAATCTGCCGCTTCCCAACTTTCTTCCTCATTATAAATCATCTCAATACAAGATGTAATCATCGAGAGTGATTGATTTACTTCACTGTTTGTTCCCGATACTTCGAAGTTATTTTCAATAAATTGATCGAGAGATGGATACTTAAGTTTCATCATAAGATTATCATCAAGTTTGATAATATTCTTATGTCCTCTGGTTTTATGAACTTTGATGGAATCGATTTCGATTTCCATCTCAACTTTAGTTTCCCCATCATCGGGACAAGTCACATTGACTTCTACTGTCTCACCAACGGACTTAGAACGAACATTTAAGAAAAGGTATTCAATATCAAAAGTCGCAAGAGATTCAACCTTGACATCTTTTGAAAGAATACAATCTCCAATAATTTGAACGATGGCATCGGTCATCTGTTTCATATCTTCAGATTCCATTGCCATAATCAGAATTTTTTCTTCTCTGACTAAAAATGGACGATATTTAATCTTTTTTCCACTTGAAGGTAATACCAACTCATAGGTTGGAGTATTAATCTTGGGTAAAGGCATTTTAAAAAATACAACTCAGGTTTAGTTATTTATCCCAGTTGGGGAGAGATCTAAGAACGGGGGTTTTTATTCTCATTCCCCGTAGGGAGTTCTCCGTAAATAGTATCTCCTTTACCAGGATCTTGAACTACAACATCCGGAATATCAACATAGTTCATAAGATAACGATCATAGTTAAAACTTACATTCACTTTAAGTAAATCGGCAGGACCATAAGAGATTGGACTAACTGTCATTCCTTTTGGAAATGCATTAATAAAAGTATACTCTAATCTACTTCTAATATCTCTCTCAAATTTTGTAATTTTCATTTTAGAAACTTTATAAGAGTCCGGATATGCCATTTTTCTAAAATATCCAGGTGATTTCGAAATATTAAACTGTGATATTTCTCCAGCACCAGAAATATAATCCATCCATCCCTCAAAAAACTTTATAGATTCATATTTCCCATCCACATAGAAAGTAAAATCTATATCGGCATAAAGTCGAGTATGAGCAAATTCTTGTGTCACCCCAAGAAAATTATCCTTGACCTCTGCGGTTGCATATGATGATGTTGGTAATGATGCCTCTGAACAGAGAAGACCCAGTTTTCTTTCCGGAAACGTTTTATCAGATAATCTGGCATACTTTGTCATATGATTACTCAAATCAGTGCTAATTGCTTTGCCAGTCGGTATTTCGACCAAATAATAATTATTAAGTGCGGGATTTCCAATTAATTCCCTGGCTTCCTTTATTGATTTGACAAGATTATTTGCCACTCTAAATACCTTATACGACTACTTTATTATTAGTTATTTAGATGTCATATAAGGGAAAATATCAACCTTCTTATCCTAAAAAATACAAGGGTGATCACACTAATATAGTATATCGTTCCTTATGGGAGCGCAAGTTTATGGTTTATTGTGATAAGAATGAAAATATTTTAGAATGGGGAAGTGAAGAAATTGTAGTCCCCTATCGATCACCAGTTGATAACAGATATCACAGATACTTCCCAGATTTTTATATCAAATATAAAGATAATAACGGGAAGATTAAAAAGTCAATTATTGAAATCAAACCATATAAGCAGTGTATTGAACCCAAAGTCCAAAAGAGAAAGACAAAGGGTTATATCTATGAAGTTATGGAATATGCCAAGAATCAGGCAAAATGGGAAGCTGCTAAAGAATGGTGTTTAGATCGTGGTTATGAGTTTAAGGTTCTTACGGAAAACGAACTTTTTTAACCAATGCCAAGAAAGACACTCAAACAAAGAAGAAATCCAACCGACGACCAAGAAAATCGAGTTCGTGGTGTGGTTGATAGTTTAGTTGGTATCGAAAATCCAGATGATATTATGGAAGAACTGATTGGGGTTTTGAGTGAGAGTGGTAGGAGTGCTTCGGTTGGGAAATATTATACTTTCTTTTATACTGCAAAAACTCCGGGAGTTAGATATGATGAATTTCCACTTGTTGGTGTAACTGATGTCTATTCTTGGGGATTTCGTGGAATTAACTTTCACTGGGGTGATAGAAGACAATATAATTATGACCAAATTGCCGGACAACTGTATGAAGTTTATCCAGAAGAGATGTCTGATGTTATAGAACTCAATTTTACAAGTGTTCGTTCTAAATAACTAAAAAGAGAGAAAATATAAATGAATCCTCAAACCCAGGCATATATAGATTGGATCAAATCTAATGGAGCGACAGGTGTACGAGTCATTCCCGCTCCCTCCGCAAATGGTGGAATAGTAGTGACACCCTCTACTATTCCCTCAAACCTCGATCCTGCGACCAAGACAGTTATACAACAAGCAATTGCAAATGGATCGACAAATGTAACAGTCACCGGACCAAATGGACAGACAATCACAGTAACCACTGTTCCAAGACCAGACCCATTTAATCGAACAGGAGACAAAACTAGTAAAAAACTTGGAGGTATTTTAAGATATCCATATGAAGCATTAACCAATGAGACAGATTATTTGCAAATTGATATTAGGGAATATCAGTCTATCAAAGCATCAACTGGGGGATTAGTTTCTGGTAGATCAATAAGACAAAATCAAATAAACTCAGATGCACCAGGGGGATTTCTCCCAGTCAAAGATACTACTACTAGTAAGTTATCCACTAAAAAAGCAAAAGGAGCGATAGGAACAATACTTCTCCCAATGCCTTCCAATATTCAAGATGGGAATTCTGTAAATTTTTCTTCATCAAATCTTGATGGTTTAACTGCTGGAATTTTTAATACTATTCAAACATCTCAAGTAACCAATCCTCAACAAACTGGTAACGCTATACAACAAATGATTGGTAATGCAACGACTACGGCAAATAATCTTGCAGGTTTTTTTGGAAATAATGTAGGTGCATTTTCTCAAATACTTTCTGCAAATATATTTTCTCAAGCAGCAAATATTCCTCTCGGAGGTTCATTAACAAGAGATGCTGTTTTTGCTAGGTCATCTGGAGAAATTTTAAATCAAAATGTCGAACTTTTATTTAATGGAGTGACTCTCAGATCATTTAAGTTTTCTTTTAAAATGACACCCAGAAACGAAAACGAAGCACGACAAATAAAACTAATTATTAATGCCTTCAAACAAAATATGGCAGCAAAACTGGGAGGACAAGAAGTAAACGAAACAAAAAATGGTAAAACTATTTCTGCTTCCAATGTATTTCTAAAATCTCCAAATGTCTTTGAACTTACTTATAAGCAGGGTTCACGGAAACATCCTTTCTTACATAGTTTTAAACAATGTGTTTTAACTGATATGTCGGTTAATTATACTGGTGAAGGTGTTTATGCAACTTATGCCGGTCAACAAGGTTCTCCAGTTTCTATGGTTTTAGAACTTGGATTTAAAGAACTTGAACCAATTTATGATCTTGATTATGATGATCCAATTGCATCAATAGGAGTAGGATACTAAAATGGGTTATTTCAGAGAACTACCAAATCTTGCTTATCAGTCATTTTTGTCTGATGCAATTTCATCTCAAGATTATCTAGTAGTTAAAAATTTATTCAGAAGAAACAAACTTCGTGATGATTTAAAAGATGTTGTAACAGTTTTTGAACAATATCAAATTCCTGATGGAGTGAGACCTGATGTTGTTGCCGAAGCATTTTATGGAAGTGCTCAACTTGACTGGGTTGTTTTAATGACAGCAGGTATTATCAATGTAAGAGATGAATGGCCACTCACAAATTATCAATTATACAGACATGTTGAGAAAAAATATGGTGTAGAAAAATTGAATGAAACTCATCATTATGAAACAAAAGAAATCAAAGATTCGAGTGGAAGATTAATTCTTCCTGCCGGTAAAGTGGTTAATGAAGGTTTTGTTTTAAACTATAGTGATAATGGATCAAAAAAAGTTATAAGTGGAGTTGATGTAAGAACCGGTATTTCAAATTACGTATATGAAATTCGTAAAAATGAAGAAAAATCCTCAATCTCTTTACTGAGACGAGGATATTTACAACAATTTTTGAATGATATGAGATCTATTATGAGATATAGTAAGTCATCTCAATATATAAGTGACTCTCTAATTCAAACTGAAAATACGAGAGTCACTATTTCCAACTAACTCAATCTGCTGCGAGTGCGGCAAAATATGAAAGAGTATCATCATCCTCTTCATTATTGGAAGAGAGTGTATCTAGTTCTTCCTTCATATTTTGAGGAACGGGAGGTGCGGAATCACCACGATTTTGAGCACGGAACTCTTCCTCTTCCTCAATAGACTCTTGATCTTGGAACTTAGGAGTGCCCTTAATGCCGAGCACATAGTCCAGACGCTTCTTCAGATCATCATAGGACTTGAACTGGTCGGGAGCAACAAACTCTTCCAGAGAATACTCCTTCTTCCAGATTGCCTCCATGGCATCATCATCGTCAAGAAGTGCATCAGGACGTGCGAACTCAGAAGAGTCATAGTTGCGATAACCGGCAACGTTCTTTGCCTTCAGTTTGAAGTTAGCACCTCCCCAGAAGTCAAAGGGATCGATTGCTTCCTCGTCCTCAAACTCAGGTTGCATTGCGGCAGTGATCTTGTCAAAGATTTTCTTACCGAACTTGTACAGGAAGACTTTACCTTCGTTCTCAGGATTTGCAGGATCCTTGACAACATAGATGTTGGCAACATAAGTCAGTTTACGCTTCTGCTTACGTGCGGCATCTTTACCAGCATCGGTGCCGTTGTTCCACAGCATCGTGTTGTACTCAGACACAGGGTCCTTCTGACCCAGAGTGGTCAGAGAGTTCTCGATATACCAACCACCAGGACCTTGAAAGGCATGGGAGTACAGTTTGACGAACGGCAGATCTTCACCGTTCGGGGCAGGCAGGAAACGAATAACGGCATAACCATTACCGCCTTTATCTACTTCCAGTTTCCACAGACGATCATCGCCTGAACTACCTGCATTATTCATTTTTTCGACTTCCTTGACCAATTTGGCGGTCAGAGAGCCCAGTTTGGATTGCTTCTTAAGATCAGCAAAAGACATTCGGATTACCTCGGATTGTTTGGATTCGTTGGATTTACTTGGATAGTATAGCAAGAATTCTCTCAGTCGTCAATATAGTCTTTGAGAGATTTGATTGTGGCATTCATACTATCAAATAAGGTTTGCATATCAGTCTCTGGTGGAAATCCCATCAGAGTGACCGATTTGCGAAGATTCTCTTTCATCTCAATCGCTTGTGGATCGTCTGAAAGAGATAATCTAGTATACATTACTTTTTGCTTTTCAAGCAAGGTTGTAAGTATTTCAACATGCTCAAGTTTATCTTCACGGGTCATTGCTCCAAAGGAAAATAAACTTCCGTAAATTTTCTCTTGAAGTCGATTGATTTCATTCAGTTCTTCCTGAATAATTTCGGATTGAAAAAACTCACTCATTTACAATTTCCCGCAAAATTTTTTTATATTTGAACACATCAGTATTTAGAAATGGAGAATACTTCTGTATTTTTAAACTGACGGTTTCCCACACAGGGTCTAGCAGTTTCTTATCAAACTTTTTCCTAAACGAGAATATCTTATCGTAGATTACGAAAGTCTCAAGACTTACGTCTCCACCAAGATACTTTTTTAACAGGATTGGATGCCCTTTCGAACAATCGAATAGATTCTCTAATTCGTTGTTCAAGAGTAATTCGTTGCTTTGTTCTTTGAACAAGTAAGTCGAACTCTGTTTCCTCTTTTTCCAATCGGCGTAAGTTCTTTCGCCAGAATTTATAATTTCCCCAATCCATAGGTTTTGCGGGTTATCGGCAGCAGTGAAATTAGATACAAGAAAATCTACAACTTCCTCATCAGAGTATTTACGTGAAGTTTTTTCGAACCAGTATTTGTCCTTCCTTTTGTTGAAGGATGCCATACTGGCACGGGTCTTCGCACCATACTTGAAGAAATCGTATTTTGGATTTGTGAAGTGATTTTTGAGTGACAAATAATGTTGGTAAGTATCAAATGGAGTCACTTTCATAAAGGCAATTTTGCTCTCGAAGTTCGTTTCATAAAATTAAGTCTCGTAGCATCCCACTTCAATTTTTCTTTCAGTGGTTTAGATACAAGTTTAGTCACCGATTCTACCTCAAGTTCATTGAGTTCGCAATAGTGTACGATGGCATCAATATAATTAATTTTTTCTTCTGCAACAATTTTTTCAATTTCTAATGCAAATTTAGATGGTGTCAAAAATTTGTTTTGAATTGCCTGTTCTAGTTCTTTATTCGGTTCCATAGAGTTCCAATTTATCTCTAACAAACTTTCTAATATATTCGGTAAGAAGTTTGATGTACTTTGATTTGTCTCGTTCTTCATAGACGACGCATTCTCCATTTTCGCAAGCCATAATGATTACAAGTTTTTTGACTGAAATACCAGTCAGTTCGTACAGCATACAACCATATGCCATGCACTGTACAAAATAGTGTTCGATCCACTCTCGTGGTTTTGGTTTTTTAGAGGTCTTAAAGTCAATTATTGCTAGTTCACCATCATATTCTGCAATACAATCGACGGTTCCAGCAATTCCTAACTGCTTACTATATAGGGAACCTTCAAGGGCATGAATATTATTTATATTTTTGAGAGTTTGTTTAGAGATCTTAAATAAAAAATCTGAAATTGGTTGAACTTTTGGCAACTCTTCGTTTTTCAAAAAGTGCTCTGTGAGAGTGTGCATGTCAGTACCACGACTTGTTGCCGCCTTTGTGATACGATCTGCTTCCTCGTCTCCTACTTTCTTTCTCCAATTAACAAAAATTTCTTTATTAAAATGACTGGTCACCGAAGTAATGGAGACCAGTCGGAGAAGTTCTTCTTCATCAGGAACGGAGTAATACCTTACTCCATCAATCGTCTCCCTCTCAAGTTGAGGAAGACTAATATCAACATGATTAAACATTAAAAACCTGCTTCCATTTTTGCTGTAATGTATTCTTTGACAAGACCTGAACGAACAATATCATCAACATCAAATTCAATTATATCAAATGATGGCATTTTACGCAAGATACTCATAAAGTCAACGATACCATTTCTTTCATTGGACTTATTCAAATCTGATTGACGTGCATCACCACAGAAACAAATTTTAGTATTCTCACCAACACGAGTGATAATAGAATCTAATTCATGGAAGTTGAGATTCTGAAACTCGTCAACAATAATAATTGCATTATCAAGAGTTGTTCCACGAAGGAAAGAAGTGCTCCAAAACTTAATTGTTTCTTGTGCTTTCAGATTACCGTAGAGCATCTCAAAATCTGCATCGCTTGGCATCTGAAACATATACTTTACCATATTCTTATAAGGAATCTGGTAAATATCTGCTTTGTCTTCATGAGAACCAGGAAGAAAACCAATCTCTCTAGTTGCGACTAGAGACCTAACAAGGTAAATTCTCTCGTAGGGTGTATATTCACTCAAAACATCTCTAAGAGCATTATAAAGAGTGATAAAAGTTTTACCCGTTCCTGCACATCCATAAGCGACTAAGTGTTTTTGTTCTTCATATGAATTAAACAATCTTTTTTGATTGTCTGTAAGTGGATCAATCTCAACCAGATACTCTGAACTTAGAGGTTTTTTCCTCTTCATCTGCTTTGCCGTGAGTCCAACCCCAATTGGTTGCTCTGCAGATGCTCTCTTTCTTCTTGCCATACTAGATTTTTCTTACTTTTGATTTTGGTGCTTTACTTGCCTTATCAAGGACTTCATTCCAACCAGGATTTTTTGCTACGAGTTTGTCTCTCCACTCTCCAACTTCTCCTGGTTGAGGACATGTTGAAGGGTCAGACCAATCTCGTTGCCAATCGGGATTGTCTTCTTTCCATTGATCCCACTCGTGAACACTTAAAACCACCTCTTTCTGTTCACCAGTTTCTTTATGGACTACAGGATATGTTGCCAAAACTATCACCTCCTAATGATATAAAAATATTTAGACCCACTCCAGGGCTTCTGCCACTGTCGGAAACTGCTCCACAAAGATCTTCTTACATGCTTCTGCGATGTCCATGTGTTCCTTCTGAGTTCCGTTTGCAGACCTCAGAGTTATATAATGGATCCATGACCTACATGATCCCGACATATAGAGTCTGGTAGGAGTAGCAAGAGGAAGCACAAAGCGAGCACATTCCTTTGCAATTCCCTCATCAAGCATTTTTTGATACAAGTCCATTGCATCCTTAAAGTGATCCTGCATCAACATTTGATACTTCTGAATCGTAAACGGGTCAATATCATCAATAGAATTCTGACGATTTTTGGTGTCTTGCCGACGCAGTTCAGGTAGAGGGATCTTATCACCAAGAAGTGAAGAATCAGCATATCGTTGGGAAAACTCTTGATATGTGAAACTACGGTGACGCAAAATTTGAGCCGCCAGACCACGAGTGGTCTCAATCTCCAGAGTCATAAATGCCTGCTCAAAGACAGACCAGTGCTGATGCTTCACACAATATTTGAGAAGTCCTGCAACCTTAGGATTCTCTTGATTGGAAGGATTGCTTACACGAGCAACATAACCCATTGTCTTCTCCGCATCGGGAGTCACACTAATCAATCGTACATTCATTTTCCAAATCCTTTTGAATTTTGTTTTTCTACTTCTGCAATTTGTTCTTTAATCGCACGTAATTCTATTTTCATCTCTTTGATACGTTCTTCATCATAAAGATGTTCTTGTTTAATTAACCTTTCAAGTAACTTTACAAGTTTTTTCGTTCTACTTGTGTCAGTCATCATCATCCTCAAAAACTTCATCATAATCCGGAAGTCTAGATTTGACTACAGGACTTTTATAGGCATCAACATCAGAATAAATTTCTGCTTTTAAACCATCAACAAGCAATTCAAGATTGCGAACAATAAGTTTGAGTCGTTCTTTATCCATATGTGATTATTGTTTCACTGCATTATACCATAAAAAAGAGGGGTGATCAATCCCCTCTACTTTTATATTTTAGTACTAACTAAGAATGTTGCGGCAAATACGTTTACATGTTGCCTGGTCATCATCGCATTCAATCAAGCAGTGGAAATAGTCGTTTACCAGATCTAGCTCCTCATTGCATCGGTCTAATGTACACTCAAAATGTCTCCATTCTGCTAATTGATTGCGAGATAAGATATCATGCATCTCACCTCCATGCGGTTGGTCAAATTACAAAAATGACGAAAGAGTTTGATCTCAGGTCATAATTGAACTCCTTAATTCTATCACTATATAGATCATTTGTGTGTAAATTAACACAGTTTAGCAATAAAAATTTATGCCTACGAGTTTATACCTACTAAAAAAGGAGGGTTTCCCCTCCTAAACGTTTTACAAGTAATTCACTTGTTATAAGTATGTCCACGATAGCAGAATGTACCGTGAGTATCATGTGGTTCATGACCACATACGTTATACTCAACACCACGATATGCAGTATGAGCAATTTGAGCGTCGTGAAGTGCAGATGCTTTGTCGATCTGCTTCTTGATCATGAGAAGTGTATTCATTGTAGGTACTCCTAAAAGAATGGGTAGTTTTTTCTCCTTTAACCCCGTAGGGTGATCCGAGTTCCCGTTCCTTGGAGCATAGAACGCAGAAAGGTTGAGATGATTTCCTTTCCGAACGTACCGTTCCCTTATGCTCTACTTGCGTCCCATTCAGATTTCATCTCTTGCAGATACTTTAAAAGATCTTCTGGAGAATGTTTATCACTTTTTTCCATATTCTTTTTAGATTCTAACCATCTTAAATTATCTTTATGATTACAAGCCCATACTTGAAATGGATCTGTAAAATCAAAAGCAGAAACTGGAAGAATATGATCCAAATGATAATCTGGAGAAGGTCTTTCTCCAATATTCAACAATATTGAGTTTACATCAATACCATATTGATTAAAGAGAATTTTAGATTCACCCTGTTTTACCAAAGTTTGTCTAATTCTTCTTGATAGATGCTTTCTTAAATAGAATTCACTATCGGATGATTCCCTCTCACTTTTATACTGTTGAATTTGTTTTGCTCGTTTAGTTCTAAATTCTTTATCACCGTTATACTTATCCTTGCGGGACTTATTATAACACTCTTTACATTGTTGTTTCAATGTGATTGAACCATTTCTATTCTTTTGAGAGTAGAAAGAAGATAAAGGTTTATATTCAGAACATTTAGAGCACTGCCTCATTATCTGATGGGATGAACGTACACTTTTATTTATAAAAGTGTTTCCTTCAGTCGTTCCTTTAGTCGTTTGCGTCCTATTTCTTAAGACACTTTAGCATCATATGCTGTCCAAACAAACGAGATAAGAATCTTTGCTTATCTTGTTGAGACATATCAGAATCCAGTACGGTTTCTGCCACCTCTCTAACTTGCTGACAAGTCATGTTTGGAGGACTATGTAAATTAGCTAATAGTAGTAACTCAATCATAGGATGAACGCTCCGTTCCGCGACTTACTTGCGTCCAGTTTCCTGGATGAACGACAGGTCTATTATAGACCTTATACCTTATTTAGTCAAGGGGGGGTCAATTTTAGGATCGACCCTACAGACCAAAAATTTTCCGGAGATTTTTTCTCGACTTTTTTGGAATTATTTTTTCGTTTTGGTTTTTGGTGGTTCATTACCCCACAGTTTGGGATTGATTCTACCCTCACTCTGTGTCATGTTTACAAAGTCATTACGATACTTATCCCAATAGTAATCAAAGATATCAACCATCTTTTTTGCAAGGGCAACATCATAATGAGACTGTCCTTCTTTTTTATACTCTATCAAATATGCAGTATAAGGAAGTGATTTATCTTTTGCCTTATCTGGGTCACAATCTTCATAAAGAATTTTCATAGTTAGCTTCTACCACCCCAACTAATATCTGGATATGCTTCTGCAATAATTTCTTTTGTGATCTTATACTTATCAGAGAGTTTTTTGTCCTTACAAAGACAAACAATCTCTGCCTCAAGTGGATGCAATCCCTCAAGAACATTAATAAACATTGTCTCACGACGAATATTACTCATACCATCATTACCACCTTTAACAAAATGATAAAAGTTTTTAAACTCCCTACGAATTGTGGTATGACCATTCTTATCACCTGAACCCATAGAGAAGGAGTCAGTTTCATGCATTCTACGAACCTCTTCATCAATCTTAGTGCTCAGGGTTCCATTGGACTTTGCCTGATCTTCAAACCCAGAATAAGGAACATCCCCCGCAGGAAGAACAGAAATTACAGTCTCATCAAAATTCCAAATAAAAATTGCTTTTAAAGAGGGATGTTCATATTTTTTGAGAACTTCAATCTTTTTTGCCTTGCTTCTTTGTTTTGATACAAGACTTAGAACTTCAAAAGCAAAAGGATTTCTTGGAAGTTCTAATGATGTTGTACTAGTCGTCGTCTTCTTCTTCGTTGTTGTAGTCATAATTTTCAAAATTAAATGCGATTACTTCATCAGGAATTAAATTACCTTGCTCATCAAACATTTCGGGATGAGGTCTTGGCACTTCCCGATAGTTCATCATATATTCTCTAGCAGTCCAACCAATGAGAGTACCTAGTATTAGAAACAAAATGGTTAAAAAAGAACCAAAAACTAAACTAACTGCTAACATTGTTCTTACCTCGGGAAACTACTATTCTTTTCCGTGATTTAATGGAAAATTCGAAATAGATGGTGACTTCCCGTCTCAGAAAGCAAACCATCTTTTCGAAGATGATGTGAAATGGTTGCGTCTGCTTTCTTTTACCTCCATTAATTAGAAACTCAACACCACGATTAGTGTGGCTATCTGATTTATTTAGGTCAGGATTTGATGACCTGTTGTTCTCTGAGGAATTTGATTGTGTCAACACACCCTCCTATTTTTTTATCGTCACAGATTATTTGAGGAAAAGTTGAACCTTCTCCAAAGATATCATAAAATTCTTCCTTTGAAAAATCTTTTCCAAGATTAAAAGAAACAAATTTACTTCCTGTTAATTCTAACACTTGTTTAACCTTATAGCAATAAGGGCAATCATCTTTTGTGTATACAGTAAAATTCATCATTAATCTTTTTATTATATATTGTTTGATAAAAAAGTTTTATTCTTCATCTTTGATTCTAACATACACTTGATTGTATCCAAGATTAACATCCTTTTCATATCCAATATCATTCATATATTTTTCATAGTCTAATTTATTCTGATAATTTTCCAAAACAATTACCTTTGGTTTATATTTTACATGATTAAATCCCTGAAGCACTTCCATTTCCCATCCCTCAACATCGATGGAAAGAATATCAATAGATTTGGCATCTATTTTTTTAAGAAGAGTGTCTAATTTTATTGTTTTAACTTCTATGGTTTCTTGAGTATTATGTTTTGGAACTCCTTCATATCTAATTCCAAGTGAAGAAAAACTGACTCCATCATTTTCTTCAGAATACCAATCATCATTATTTAAATTAACAGTAAATTTTGACTTTCCGTTTTTGTTATAACAGGCATACTGATATATTTCACTTCCCTCTTTTTGATGTTGCTCAACAAATTTGGGATTTGGATCGACACAAATTGTTCTCCAACCATTATTTCTAAAATGTTTAGAAGAACTAATGAATGTTGGTGGACCAGCACCAACTTCAACCATAGTTCCCTGATAAGAAAAATCAGAGAAGAATTTTGTTCTTATATATCGATCTGTTTCAAATTCTGCATAATAATCTCCAGAGAACATATAATCATCAACTTTATTAATCTTATCAGATTTATCACTCATCATGTTAAGTATATTTTCATCCACAAAATCTGGATGAACCCACCAGTCTTCAAATGGTGTTTTATCATCTGGAGATATGTCACCAACAACCATGACATACCCCTTCGACTTCAAATACTCTCTAGATTTTTCTCTATATGATTTATAGTTACTATTGTAAAAATCATGTTCATACGTGATCACTCTAAATTTATATTTGTCAAAAGGAATTTTCAAAAGCACTTCATAAGTTGCATCTGGAGGATCAATATCTAATTGAAGATAATCAATAACTTCATCCTTATAATACTCATTTATTAATTGACTATAATCTATTTTAGTGGCATCGGCACAAATTGTACTGGTTTTTTTACGTGCTTCACGATACTGCTTAGAAAATTCTTCATTAAATTCTATTGAGACACCACACCAACCAAAACCTTCTTCCAAAAGAGCAGTATTATTTCCAAAGTAAGGTCTCGATCCTCCAATTTCAAGAAAACATCCATTTCTTTTTCCATTTAACATAGAAAGAACAAACAAATCTTGATAGACCTGAGCATAATTTTTTTCAATATTTTCAGATCCAGAAAATTTATATCTCAAGGAATTCAGTTTTTCTTTATTATATGGAATTGGATCATGCCAAACATAATTTTCATTTTTAATCCTACCCTTAAATAATCTTTCAATATTACTATCAACAGCTTGCATATGTATAGTATCAATGTGATACTCCGTTTTTAGTTTTTGATGAAGAGTGCAGGACTCATCACACAATCCACAATGCCATGCTGAGACAGCTTTTTCAAAAACAATCCCATAAAATCCGGGATATCCAACATCAATTTCCAATGATTCACAATTTTTATCACATATTTTTTCACCTATTGATGCAATTAAGTATGAATCTTGATAATTCTTTTCTCTCTCATAAAATCTAGAAAGAAGAAAGTAACCTTCTGGTCTAGATGGAAGCATTGATATTGCATTTTTTAACATTCCCCTCACAGAATTACTACGACAACCCTGAAGGTCAAAGCAATTTGCCGCAGCCAATAAACATGTGTATGCAAGTTTTTGATCTTCGGTTCTTTCAGATGTTCTAATGTAATATGAAACTGCAGAAGCAGTTTGATCTATAGAAAAATAATAATTTCCAAGTTGAAAATTAATATCAGGATCTTCTGGGTTTTTGATAAAACCATTCAGAAGTTTTTGTAAGTCATTCATTTTGGATCAACTCCATTTATACAAAATCTACAAAGATTAAAGCAACTGTTATCTTTTGGAATTACATCCTCAAAACTTTGATCTAACAAATTGCCTAATATGTGTTCAAGATTATAGTCTTGGCAACACAAAGAAACATCACCATTAGGAAGAACCACATTATGATAGAGTTTTTCCAGACATCCACATGTTTTTTCTTTTTCTCCGTGATAAAACGATTTATATTGATCTTTTTTATTCAATAACTCCGGTTTTAAAATACTTTCACGGGATAAATTTCCAGCTCTGTCCCACATATCATGAACGTGAGCCTTAGAAAAAACATGACTGACAGAATCATGAACTTCACCCATAGCTACTACATTAAAGTTTTGTATTTTATCACGAAGTTCTCCAAATCTTTCAACGACTTTAATATATCGATCTGTTATGGGATGCTTCGCATTTCTTTCTCTATCGGGAAGATGAAAAGTAAATCCCCCATTTGGTTCTCCGGCAAAAGGAATATCTTTAATTCTTTCAATATCATCCAATTTCATTCCTATTCCTGTAGTAAAAACAGAAACTGGATGTCCCATTTCATGAGCATATAAAAGCATGTCAGTACAATTTGGATTCAACCAAGGTTCAGTAAATCCTGCAAATGTAATTCTGACTTCCTTTGGTATTTTATCAATACACTTTTTAAAGTTATCAAGACTCAAAAATCTTTCACCTTTATAAGATTTTTGAAGAGTTCTTTGTGGGCAGAATACACAATCAACAACACATCCGGTTTCGGTATTAATCGAAGTTGTAAATTCCATTGTTGGGAATGGAGTTTTTTTCCAATCATCATTTCGTTTTACTTTCAAATCCCCAAACATTTCTTCAAGAACTTTTTCATGAAACTTGAGAAGGTAAGCAGCATTATCTTGAAACCCGAAAGTCATTAAGAAATCATCTTCTTTTTGCGCCAATCCAATACAGAACTCTACATGACCTCCCATGATTGAGAAAGGATCTGTCCATTTAATAAGATTAAATTCTTTATCCCAAAGTAAAAATCTATGTGTATAAACGGCATCTTTTCTGCCAGTTTCACTTTTAAATAATGAAACATCATGAGTGACTGCAACATAATAATCTTTCCAAGGAATAAGTTGCGATCCTCCACGAGTATCTGCACCAATGCGTGGACTTTTTTCTAAGAATACAGTTTCGGAAGTTCCAGTTTCCGGATTCACCTTGACAACTTCCGTTGGATTTGACCACTTAACATAGTGATATGGTTTATCTAAAACTGGCATCCAATTTTTTTCACAATATGAATTTGGATTATTTGGAGGTTCAATTCTAACTCTAGAAAGTTCCTTTACCTCATCCTCACGAATATCAATCTCGCACAATTCCATGCGTCCAGTTCCTTTGGTATCAAGATCTCTCCTAACACCAGAAGTATACATTTTTCCTTCCCACTCAAATATGCGGGCATCCTCAAGACCAACAAATTCCCAAAGTTCTTTCTCCGGAAAACTTGATGTGTCTATTTTAGTAATGCGAGAAATATTATATTTATCATCTAGTTCCAGATAATAATTCCAAGTTCTCAATTTAATATCATTCTCTGGATGAAGATAAGTCAAAGGACCATACGGATGTTGAAAAATCTTTTTTTCTGAATGATAAAATGTATAGTTTACGGCTCTTAAAATTACAATTAATTTGCCATTGTGATTTAAAATCGATGGGTTCATCAATCCCAATCCCTGATTCATATAAGCAGGGATAATTAATGGTTTTATAATTCCACCATGACTCAATACAGTTTGTGCAAAATTCATATATCCCATCAAAAAATATTTTGTATGATAAAATCACTTCTATATATTATACCACAATGATACAGCATGACTTCATCATTTGCAAAGAAGGGTTGGCATTATATACCAGACATTATCAGTAAACAAGAAGCAATACAAATTAAATATCAGAATCTAATGGGTGCGATTCATGATCTTGGAGGTCTTAAAACTCATTATGATCCTGAAAGAGGAAATGTGATGTGTTGTTATGCTCCAGAGTCCTCCACATTTGTTGTGAAGAGAATGAAACCTATTCTTGAAGAACTACTTGGAGAGGAACTCATTCCATCATATTGGTTTACCACAACATATCATAATAAAGGATGGATGAATTGTCACACTGACAGACCTTCCTGTGAGGTCTCTGTAACGATGAATATCTGTGGTGATGCAGAGTGGCCTATTAAACTTAAAGACCTCACAGGGAAGCGTAGAGAGGTCGTTACACCTGTTGGACATGGTGTTGCATATCTTGGAACTATCGTCCCTCACTGGAGGTCACCACTACGAACACATAAGAACGATAGGTTTATGCAACTCTTTCTACATTATGTCAGAAAGAATGGTGAATATGCTGACTATGCTTATGATAGAAATGAGAAGTGTTATTCCTTACTCACCAGGTAATTCTGCTTCAGGTTCTTCCACAACATTTGGATCATTAATCATCGGAATTTGAGTTACTTGTGCCAGATATTCTGCATTACTTACAGAAACTGCAACTGGTGCATCAGGAAGAGTAAGTGGAAATTCAGAACCATTTGGAAGATTTCTTAAAGCAGTTCTCCAGGTTGTAAATTCTGATGACAGAGCAACACCTGTCTCCAATGATTTTGTGACAATCCAATCAGTCTCGGACAGAAGTTTATCTCGAATACTTCTTACCTCAACATATCTTTTTGTTTCTTGTGCGGTATCATAAGTAGCAATCTCAGCATCCCATTCTGCTTGAGTCAGAATCTCAAGACCATCTTCTTCTGTGATAGTAGTATCATCAGGGCAGGTTGATAAGCAAAAAGGAATACCATTACTATCAGTTATTCTATGAACGATCTCAAGACCTGCGATATTAGGAGCCACATATCCAAATCTGGGACGACTCCACATTAATGGAGAAATCGCAAAGACACTGGTATTATCTCTATCTACCCAATAGTGTTTTAAAAGTTGTGTCATTTTAAATTAATAGACCTCTATTCCATATTTATCTGCAATCTGTTTATCTTGCTCATCCTTTGTTGGAACTCCTTTTACTCTCATCCAACAAACACTGACGATTCTCTCACCAGATTTAACTGGTTCTACTCCATGCAGATAATGATGTGTTGATGGAAATGCGATCAGAAGACCTGGTTCAGGTTTAATACGAATTCTGTATTTTGGAAATACAAACTCTCCACCCTCAAAATCATCATTTAAAAATAAAACAGTAGAAATATCTCTATCAATAGATTTTTTCCATTGCTTTGTTCCATCAGGATTTACCCATAATGCTTCACCATCATAGTGAGGTTTATAGTGTCCTCCTTCTCTATAATATAAAAACTGGGGAACTTCACTATCGTTGATATAAAAGTCATAAAAAGGATTGATGACATTATATACCATATCATCATAAAGAGATTTAACATCTGCCATGATTGGTTGTATATCGGCACACTCTACATCTCTTACATTTGGATCTACTTTTGATTCATCCTGTTTTGTTTCATTTGATTTTTCGGCATCATAAACACCCATCCTCATTTTGGGTGCCTTCTTTACATATTCTGTGAGATATTTACATCCTTCCTTTGTCACAACATTTGGTTGAATAAGGATATTACCAAGTAAATGATTCATTCAAACTCAATTTCTCAATCTTTAAAAATATTTAGTTCTAAATCGTAACCGGATTTGCAGTTCTCAACCACATATATTTCTGTGGATAGTTTGGTGAAGAAGTTTCTGCATAGATGTAATATCCGGTTGTACTTCCATCAGAGTCTGATGTCGTGCCAGTAGAACCAGATGGTGTTCCTCCGGCATCATAGTTCCATCCACCAGGAGCAGAAGATGAAACTACCACATTAGAAAAGAAAGATGTATTGTATGTTGCTGGTGGGCCAGCATTCCATTTTTGCCAATTATCGGTTGATGCAGTTCTCTTCAAATCCGGATCTAAATCATCAGTTCCTCCAGAGTGTGTGAATTCCATATCATCAAGTTGGAAGTCTCCTCTAAAACTT